GCTTCTGCTTTTCAAGTCCAAGCACGGCACCGACACCTTCCAATGAAAGTGGAAGTCCCATTGTGGCTACCCAGACCATAGAACAGCGCCAGGACTCCGGCTCAAGGTAATCCCCGGTGGGGTAGCCCAGGTGGCGGGACAGACAGATGCGTTCAAAGGTGGCATTGAAAGCCCACTTAATGACGGTGTCATCTGTGAGGGCTGCAATAACATCCGCCGGGATGGTTTCACCGCAGGCAAGGTCAACGATCTGAACAGGAGCGCCATCAACGCTGTAAGAAAACAGCAAAATTTCAAAGACGGGCGATTCCACGTAGCGGTAGACACCGCACTTGGATAGGTTCTGATCGCTGTAAGTTTCAATATCAATCGAGAGTGTTTTCATGATTTACCGCTCCTTTGCAAAGCCCAAACGGGGTGGCAGATTGCTCCGCCACCCCTGGGTGAGTGTATTAGCCGAGGAAATCTTCCTCGTCGTCCGTGGCAAAGTCGGACTCGGCACTTGCCTTGCCGCCGAGAGGTTCACCGGCACGGATGAGCTGCAGGTTGTTCAAACCGCAGGCAATGCCCTTATTGCCGTTGGAATTGAAGGCATACAGATTGATGCTGGCACGACCGTAAACGCCGGAGTAAACCTCGGAGCGGGTCAACACGGGGTTGCGGTCAGCATCCACGATGCCGGGAGCGGTAGGAGAATTTGCGTTGATAAAGTACGCATTGGCGTATGCGGGGTCATCGGGTCTCTCGATATCACCATCACGGAGAGGGTTCTTGATGGAAGCGAGAGGAGGCACGGAACGACCGTTGCCCTTCAGCTTTGCCTGACCTTCCTGGTAGGCTGCTTCGATTGCCGCCTTGATCTTGGCGACCGTCTTGGTATCGGACTTGGGGATGATGAGGCTGACACTGTACTTGGGAGTGCCGCCGTTGATGGACTTGGGCTCCCAGACATTGGCATAAGACCAACGGGTGTCGGGACCGGTGATAACCTTCATAGGGTTGTTGACTCTGCTTGCGTTAGTAGACATATTAAAATTCCTCCATAAAATCGTTTTTGGCTGTATTCATCGCCGGTCTTTTATCGCTCTCCGGCACGAGCGTGGGTTTGCCTTGTGGCTTTTCAATGTAGGGTGCCAGAAGTTCCTCAAAGCGAGATTTGCCGAGCATCTTCTGCATTGCGGTCACACCCATGACCTTGCGTTCGTAAGGGTCATAACCGGCATCCTCTACGGTGGCAGCTACAACAGCCTCGTTGGTGTACTTGCGGTTGGAACGACCCTCGACCAGTTTCCAGCCGGTCCACTCCTTACCGCTGATGGCTTGCTGAAGGGCGTATTCCTTCACATCGGATGCCCAGGCAGTGAGAGCATCGACCTTGCCGAGGATGTCGGCAATCTCGGAATCCTCCAGGAGAGCGGGTGCCTCAAAGTCATATTGGGCAAGAACCATATTCGCTTCGGCGCGTTTACGGCATTCGGCTTTGGCTTTGCAGAACTGGCACCACTCACCGCACTGGAAATCACCGCGTCCTTCGTAGGCCATTTCAGCTTTTTCGTACAGTTCGGTGTCAGCCCAGCGGAGCAGGTCATCCTTGGAAATGCTGTCAACGCTGATATTGGCTTTGCGGGGTTGGTAGATGGTCATGCGGATTTCCTCGATGTCATAGATGCTATCGAAGATTTCCAGGGCACCAAGAGCGTAAAGTCTCATCTGGGGGTTGCCCACGGCGCTGACCTCGACGCCTTTGCCGTGTTTGTAGTCGCAGATATTCATGACCCCGTCTGCAATCAGAATGCAGTCTGCGGTGCCGAAACCTTCTTTGACCCAACGGGAGAAATCCACCCGTTGCTCAATCATGACCACAGGGTCAGAGCAAGTTTGCTTGGCGGTTTCCAGAAGTTCTACCACGTAAGCGGCATACCCCTGGGCGCATTCTTCCATCTCCTCGTTATACCAGGAGAGGTCTTCGACCGGGTCCCATACTGCTTCACCAAGCATCAGTCGCAGACGTGCTTCGCAGAGGGTGTGGGCATCGGTACCCTCGGCAGCGTAGTCACTGCCTTTATCCTCGTAGGCTTCACACAGCCTTGCGGAGGGCGGACAGTTGAGCCATCGCTCCGAGGAAGATGCGGAAAGGACTGCGTGTTTAGCCATTGCCAAGCACCTCCGCTTCGGCAACCAGTGCCTTGTAGTTAGCGGGGTCAATGCCGGACAGCTTCGGTGCGCCGTACTTCTGAAGAAGGACACGGATCTGAGCGGTAAAGCCCATGCGGGACTTATCTGCGAGAATGGCTCTGACCTGTTCCAGGGTCAAGGTCGGTTCTGCCGGGGTGACTGCCTCATCGGCGGTGTTGCTGAACATCTCAGCCAGGGTATTTGCCACATCGTTAATAGTGGCTGCCGCACTGTGCAGGTCTTTGATGACCAGTTCCAGTTCGCTGAATTTTCCCATATCCGTTGCCTCCTTCCTTGATTTGCTTGTCCTTCATAGCGTGGTTGATTTTCTTTGCCAGGTTTGCTGCGACGATGATGAAGTCGAGAAGGATATCAACCAGTTCCTCTTCGGGTTTCATCACCTTGTTTTCGGACTCGTACATACTGTTTCACCTCCCGGAAGGAGCGGTATCGTGTTGCTCCTTACACCGCCAAATGGAAACGAGAACTGCGTTTTGGCGGAAAAACCGAAAATTTTTTTAGAAAAATTCCGGGAACTCACTTTTGAGGATTCTCATAGCCTTTTGGATGCGGTCGGTGAAGGTCTTTCTCGGTGTGCCGATTTCGGCAGCAATAGCAGAGTCGCTGAGTCCCTGTTCACGTAGTCTGCCGATTTCAATTGCCTGGGGCATAACCTCGTTCAGACGAGCCAGAAGTTGGCGCATATACAGAGCATCGGTAACGATGTCCTCGTTGGAGGGGGTCTGCAAATCCGGCATTTCTTCCTGCAGATGGTCAAGCCAGTTCATTTCATCACCCTCGTCATCGATGCGCCCGGAGTCCAGGGAACTCAAATCGCCGGGGGTGCGGTAAGGGCAAGTCCAGCAGTCCATGTCGCACATCAGCCTCTTGGAGGGCGGGCAGACACAACGGCCGTGGTTCATTTGGGTGCGGCGATATGCGTTGATGTCGCGGTAGTAGTCATCGAACTGCTCTTTGGTGCAAGGCACCCACTGCTTGGTGGAACGGATGTAGATACGGTACTCTTTGTCATTGGTTTTCATTTATTTGGCTCCTTTCAGATTTCGCAATCCGTCCAGAGCCGCCAATCCGCAGAAAACAGAAAAAGACGACAGGGTGAGACCCACCTCTCCCGAAGGAGAAGTAAGGTCCCGCACTGCCGTCTTGCGTTCTGGCGGATTACCGTTGTTTATTTACTTACGCTGCTTTTTGTTCTGGAACATTCTCAACCTTGAGCGTTCCGTCGGGGTTGGCTGTAATTCGAGTTTTACAGCCTTTCTGGACAATCTCCACGACCCTGCGGTCACGGCTGATGTCACAGACCCGCTTGTCATTTAGATTCTTTACGGGCTCCATTGACGCTCCTCCTTTCTGCGGTTCTTATAAGCATCACCTCCGTTTTCTTTAGACAATTTTCGGTAGGTACTACCAAAATTGTACTTGATGTGGTATGATATATTCAAATCTTGCAATTTCATATCAAATCCGCAAATTTATGTCGTAAAGGAATATACTTATGCCAGAATTGAATTTTGAATTACTGCAAGCGAATATCCACGCACTGATGGAAAAGCACAAACTCACACAGCAGAAATTCGCAGAGATTGTTGGAATGACCCAGGCTAATGTGAGTAAGGCACTCAACCCAAACGAGAAGAAGCAGTTCACCATAGATCAGGTGTACCGTATATCGCAGTATTTCAGCGTATCCATCGATGAACTTACTGGGAACAAGGCCGCGGAAAAATCTACCGTTAGCCCCAGGGCTGTCTTTGCATTGTTGATAGAACTGTTGCGTACCGACAAAGCGAGAGTCATTTCCTGGACAAAGAAAGAAGAAATATTCGATGTAACCTACGATGCCCATGGGCCCTCTTGTGATCGTTCGTACCGAGATGTTGAATATCCAGCAATCTATTTCCCAAGCTACTTTGAGTTTGACGGAGCTTATGACTACAGTGATGAAGTAGCCGCGGAAATGTATGCGGAATTCAGCCAATGTGGTAATGACACCAACTTCCGCGACATGAACGAAATCATCAAGAAGCTATTGCCCGTGATAGAACTGTGTAAGAATAAGGAAATCCCAGAGGAAGCCTTCCAGATGATGGTGGACGGCTACCTGAAAGAACTGCGTGGGATATAAAAATCGGCCGGCACAAAACATTCCAGGCTATAGTAAGCCTGTGGAATTCTCGTGCCGGCCGAACTCGCTTGGTTCTGCTCGTCTTGAGCTATATTTTTATTTTGAAGCGTGTCCCTCACTTGGGGTCACTGCTTGCTTTCTTTCGGTGGCTTGTACCACCAATTTGTAGAGACTATCCAGAGTGATAACCTCGGTATCTTTTCCTCCTGCCTTCTTGACCTTAATCCCATGAACACCGTTTTCTGTTCTAACGGCTTCGCCGATGGGGATATGGCGCTCCGGCGTATAAATCAATGTTGGACGCTGTTCTGCCATTTAGTACCCTCCTTATTTCAGATAATCGGTGATAAGGCTTCTGACTTCGGGAGTAATCGCTGCATCCATTTCCTGTGTTTGAACATGGTGCATAAGCATACCTGCATAGGTATCAAGGGTACCAAAGCGGTCATCAAGAGTGAAGAATGCCTTTTCCAAGCGGATGCCTGCCGAAGCGGTGGTGTCGGGCACCAGGAAGTAAAAGTCGATGTGATAAGACTCTTCACGCTCATCCATAGAGTAGGCTACCATAAGGAATTCCTTTTGAGGGTCGATATCCTTGCAGGAGTAAATATCATCTGCAAGAAGAAACTTCACATCGGGGTTCAGATGATTGACCCGGTAAATAGTGCCATCGCTCGAATCATCGTTTATAAAGCACGGTAATTTGGCAAGTCTCTCATCCAAAAAGCAACCGGCGCCACCACGGTTATGCCAGGTGATTTTATTATCCTCGGTCTGTTGGCGCAGCTTATCGAGGAAGCGGACGAGCAACTCTGTGTTTTTGTTTGGAATCTGAAGATCAGTTTCCACCAATGCACGGAGTTCAACACCAAAGAGACGAGCAATACGCCAGACGTTGTCAATGCTCATTCTTTTGCCGGAACCGCCTTTTGCGGTACGAGAGATGTATCCCGTGCTGATGCCGAGGATTTTTTCCAAATCACCGATGCCGATACCGTTCTTCTTAGTGAGATAAGCGATGTTCTTTGCCAAGAGAGTGTTATCAAATTCTCCCAGTTCCACAACGTATTCGGAGATCCAGTCGTCCTGGGTACGCTGAAGGTGGTAGTAAGGGTGGCCACTATCGGGTTCGTGGCTATCAATACCTTGCTGCAGCAAGTCTTTAATGCGGAGAGCCTCAACAAGTTCTTCAAGATTAGTGGGCTCTACCAGTTCATATTCTTCACCGAACAGTTCAAATCTGTTGGTCATATATTCATCGTATTGGCGAGACATAATCTACCTCCGTTCAAATATCTTTGTGTATATTATAGAACTTGAACCGTAGAATGTCAATGGTTCAAACAAAGAAAAATGCAAATAATTCTTGAACCAATGACAATAACTGCGGTTATTGGTACATCAGCCCAGGCATTTTTACGCTGTGCCGACCATCATCCGGCATCTTAAGGTCGCCCATCAGAATGCCGTAAGTAATGGCGTGCTTTCCGAATCGGCTGCGTATTTCCTCGACCATATCCTCAAGCCGTTCCCGACGCTCCAACTTCGCTGTATCCACAAACATCGTAAGCTGATCCGGGTCGGAGTGCGGAACAAGGTCGATGGCCCGGACAGTTACCGCACGGACTTTGCTTCCCCAATGGTAACGCTCCTGAAACAGCCGATGGGCGGCAGCACCTATTTCGGAGGGTAGTTGGGTCTTGCACGGAAGTTTGCATTGGAACTGTGAGCCGAAGAGGTCGTTGCCTCTAACAGCAACTTGTACACCACGGGCTGAAAGTTCATGAACACGGAGTCGGTGGCCGATGTCCTGGGAAAGAGCGAGAATGACCTTCCACACCTCTTCGTCATCCTCCAAATCCGCAACGCAGGTGATGCCGTGACCGATAGACTTTACCGGGGACACAAAGTTCCTGTGCATCACCCTGGATTGGTCGGTGCCGTTTGCGTACCGCCACAGAGCAAGACCGTTCACACCTAACAGCCTGCGTAAGAATTCCGGGTCGGTTTGAGCAATATCGCCGATGGTGCGGATGCCGTAGTTACCCAGCTTGGCTTTGGTGGCTCGTCCGCAGTAAATCATCTCATCTGCAGCAAGGGGCCATACCATATCTTTATAGGTATCCCGGCGGATCTCCGTGATTGCGTCCGGCTTCTTCATATCACTGCCCAGCTTTGCGAAGATTTTATTATAGGACACACCGATGCTTACGGTGAGACCCAATTCCTCGCGCACAGTACGGCGGATCTCTTCAGCAATGGTCATCCCATCACCGAATATCCGCTCACTGCCCGTGACGTCAAGCCAACATTCATCCATGCCGAAAGGTTCAATGAGGTCGGTGTATCTTTGATAGATAGCCTGGGTCAGCTTGGAGTATTTCAGATACTGATCATATTGGGGCGGGACAATGACCAGGTCTTTGCAAAGCTGCCGAGCCTCCCAATTTACCATACCTGTTTTTACTCCGGCTTTTTTTGCCTTCTCGGACTTTGCAAGGACAATGCCGTGCCGGTCTTCTGTAGAGCCACAGACTGCGACAGCCTTTCCACGCAGGCTTGGATCGAGCATCATCTCTACGGAAGCGTAAAAACAGTTCAAATCGCTATGCAAAATGGTTCTCTCCATCAAATTTCACCTCTTTTTTCATAAAAACTTCATTCAAATCTATTGACAAGATGAAGTTATGTGCAGTATAATGAGTGCAGAACTTCATAAACTTCATTTTCAAGTATAATCACAGAATGAAGTTTTGTCAATGGGTTCTGTGAAGTTGATGAAGTTACAGAATGTGAATTTTTTATGGAGGGAAGGATTATGACTTTTTCCGACAAAATTAAACGCGCCCGAGAAGTAGCCGGATTGACCCAGAAGGAACTTGCAGAAGCAGTTGGTGTATCCCAGAGAACCATCGCTTCCTATGAATCCGGCGGAGCAAGTGCAAGAAAAACTACCATTGAGAAGTTGGGAGCAGCACTTAAGGTTTCTGTGAAGTACCTGTCTGATGAGGACTGCACCAACCCTCTGGAAGATATCGAAAAGGATGAGTACATCGAACAGGCTCGTGCGGTATACGGTGCAAAAGGCGCTCGTGATATGGACGAGCTGCTTCGTGATAACGCAGCTCTCTTTGCTGGCGGTGAATTATCCCAAGAGCAGAAGGATGCTTTCTTTGAGGCTGTAATGTTTGCCTATGTCACTTCCAAGGAAGAGGCAAAGAAAAAATTCGGCCGCAAAAAGAAAATCGAGGAATAAGTCCGTTAAAAGGGACACATCCTCTGCTAAAATTTAATATGGGTAATCTATCCGATCAAAGGAGGGATGAGTTTTGACCTATGCACAAATCAGCGAGTCGGTCGCCAAGCTGGTAAAAAAATACGATGAGCGCGACCCTTATAAATTGTGCCGTGCAATGGGTATCATGTTGATATTCCGAGCAATGGGCAAAGAACCTGATGCGGTCAAAGGCTTCTTCCTGGAAAAGAACCGCATCCGTATGATTACAATAAATAGCGACCTCCCAGAGGTCATTCAACGTATAATCGTGGCTCACGAATTGTGCCATGCCATTAACCACCGCAAAAACGGAGTGGCGGCTTTCCATGAATTTACGATGTTCGATCAGAACTCGGCAATGGAAAAG